GCGCCTCTGACAAAATACTGAGTATTTGACTGAAGTTGTGGGTCGTCGAGGTGTTGGTGCTCGCTTCGCATGTATTCAGTCCCTTCCCAACCGAGGTCACCGGTCGGTTTATAACGTTCCTCGGCCAAGCGCTTGGCGGTGAACTTATGGACGAGGTCTTGTTGTCGATGTGTGAGGTACTGTCTGATCGGGGTGAGAGACAGACCCCACGCGGACAAGCCCATGGAAATGAGGTAGTTGTATTCCGCGGGAGAGAGGTTGAGGCCGAGGCGTGGGCTCCAATGACTCCCGGTAATAGCTCGCTTCAGAAGGCGATGGGCTTTGACGGAGGTCTGATCATCAACAAACTGCACAGAGATGAAGGTGAACGTGTTCTCCGACACGTTGAGATGCTTAGCCTGCATACCTAACCCATGCTTACCTGTATCAACCCGGCTAAATACCTCAAAGAACGACTTCTCGAAAGAGGGTAGCGAGTCGCGTTCAATGAAGGCTACCACGTCGTCACCGAGGGCAGCCACCTCTATGTTTTCTACACCGGCCAAGAAGGCGATGTATTTGGCATAAAGATAACTACGGACGGTGTTGCCGAACGTCGTGGCAGTGGGGTGTCCAGAGTAAGTAAGACCACGGACAACACCCTTAGCCCGATGGTGGGCTTGGCGGTTTATGTCCTTGACGACGAAGGGGACGTCGAGGTCTAGCAACACGGAGGACAGCCCTTCATAGCAGGTGATAGGGAGGTCAAGGTGGTGGAAGAGGTGGGGAAGTAACAGAGTAAGCAGAGCATTATCGGTGCCCGAGCGGATGAGGGCGGTCTGCCCGGAATCAAAGCGACTGATGTCCCAATCAAGGGTGACGGGATCACGCAGTCGGCGTTTCTTCTGAGTGAACCACTCGCAAAGCTCCGGCAAGGATTTGCTGCCGCCGTAGAAGTCTGTGGTGGACAACATGGCGGAAAGATTGTGAGCTACAGCGCCTCCACAGGCTTTCACTTCGGGGGAAGGGTTCCAAAGACACCTTGGCTTGGTGTCCTCGGGCGCTTTCGTAGTGAAAGGCTCATTGCGTTTGGAGAAAACTTTGAGCAGGCGGTTGAAGCTGTTGCCACCTAAGATTTTGTCAAGGCCAGCTTGGTATTCGCGGCGCTTACTAGGGTCGACTTGGTTGACATACTCCTGAGCCGTCACGAGGGTGGGACAGTGGAAGAGCATGTGTTCCGCAAGGCGATGAACCTGGGAATTAGCGAACATAAGGAAGCGGTGAACAAATTCAAAGGAGGCGGACTCTACACGGGGTCCGAACATGCGTACAAAGAGGGCGTAGTACGTATTCACAGGGTGGGGAGCCATAACAGTGGGCTTGGCTTCATCGTACGGCGTGTAGTTGGTCATGGTAAGACCAGCGTGCTGGTACTCGCTCGGAGGTATGATTGGCAGCTGCTTAGCCTCATCAACGAGCTCTTGCAACGAGCAAGGAGCTCCGTTCTGGTAGTAGGTTTTGAGACCTACACAAGACTTCTGGAGAGTGAGGGTGGCAGGCCACATGTTATCGGTGACAAGCTTAGCTACCTTCGAATCGATGCGTCCATCTGCATTCGGTTTGTAGAAGTTGTCACGGAGGGTGCCCATATACCGTACCCAGTTGAACTCACCACGAACACTGTTAGTGATGAGGGTAAAAAGGTAGGCTATGAACAAGAGGATGATGGGGAGGGTCCACCACGGATCATCAATGCCGTGCGGAAGGAATTGGGTGCCGTAGGGGACGATCCCGGTTCTTGGGCCACGTAGTCCGAACGTACGTAACCAGTAGTCAGCAAACTCTCCGTCGAACACAGGGGGGCGCCATGATTCGCGGCAGAGATCTAGCCATTTTCGGAATCCGTGCATGTTATAAGGGGTGTCATACCGAGTGAGTATGAGGAGGCGTTCATCATCGACAAGGAGGTGCGGGCCTAGGACCAGGGCGACAGTGGCGACCACCTCGAGGATGGGGTGGAGGCGCCACACGCCACGGACCAGTCCGAGGCAGCAAATTACGATGATGAGACGTATAACATTCGGGGAGAGAGCCCCGGCGAGCACGGACATGTGAAGGGCGTAGACGAATGGGATGGCTATGACCATGAAGTGTGCGGTGAGGGCAGTTCGGATCACAGTCACAGCTAACCATTCAAGGTAGCTGAAAAATCCTCTGAAGAAACCCGGTGCGCCACGAACAACCGTCGCGTTGGAGAAGTAACGGTGTTGGTATTGCACGAGTTTGAGATCAGCCATGCGATGAATCTCGCTGTTACGAAGTGCCTCCCTGAGGTACTTGTAGACAGACGAAAGGGCGCTGCAAGCAAAGCTGATGGGGAGTGAGCAAAACAGGAAGAGGAACATGAAGCTCACGAGGCCTGAGAGGTCATCACTGGGAGCAGATTCCGGATCAGGGATGCAGAGTGATCTGTAGAATTGCTGCTCGAAGGTCCAGGTTGGACCAAACTGAGGTTCAGACCAAGCAGGAGTGGGGGCGAGCCAAGTGGCGAGGGGGCCACGATTGGCGCAGACAGCGCTTCCAGCCGAGGGTGGGGAAGCGTAACACCACTCTGGGTGTGGCCCGTTTTCAGGTGTGAGGGTCGGGTCAGGCATGGGTGAGGGTTGTGTGAAGAGTTGAACGAAGCGCCAGACGAAGAAGAAGGGAGACAGCGCGGCGTCACGGACGCCAGCGTTGCTTAGGAGGACCATACTGCATATGGTAAGTGCATATATGGCTGGTGCAGCCATGTTCATTATGTACTTAACGTGGTCGCGAAAGCCACGTTGCTCCAGGTCGATCCGATCTTGCAGTTGTCGGTCTCGCTCTTTGGCGATTAGGCGCTGTTCGACAACTAAGAGCTTGGCCTGAGCGGTGGCTAGGTCAATCTCAGTCGCTTGGTTAACAGTCAAAGGAGCAAACGATGCTTTCTTCAACTGCAAGGTGGCATAGCACTTCACTTGCTTCGCTATCTTGTCGATAGTCGGTTGAGCTCGTGACCGGAGGGCGTCAGAGTCAAACGTTGTCGAGAGATAGTGGGTCACCATGTCTAGGACGGGGGCGGAGACGGGGTGTTGGAGGAAAGGAACCCGGTCGTCGAGATCGGGAAGCACAGGGCTTTTGTCCTTTCGGTTGGCTCGAAGAAGGAACCCACTGACCACGCCAGAAAAATCACCGGTGGCGTCAAAGCGTTGACAAGAGAAATACAAGGTGGTGCCTGGTAGCACGCCGCTGCGTGCTTCAGTCCAGGGCCAAGCGATGTAAGGGTGCTCATAGTCTTCGCCATTGGCGCGGGCCCGATGACAAATCGACATGGAAAGCAGGTGCTTCTTGACCTCAAAGATGCCTTCACCGTCCCATTCAGGGTAGACGCCAGGCGCATTGGTATACACCTGGAATACAACCCCTATAGGTGGCAAAGGGTCTGGGAGGTCATTGAGGGCTTCGAGGACACCAGGATAGTAGATGACGTCGCAAGCTAGGATAGCGTCCACAGGTGGGCGCCAGCCGCTTTTGCAAGCTTCTTCAGTTACAACGTGTCTAGTCTCCAAGGTGGCCTTGTCGGCGGCTCGGAAGCTACGGGGTAGCTTTGTGAGATCAAGGGTGTCTAACTCAGCATTGATCCGTGTCCAGTACTGCGTGTCGGCAGGTGAGATGCGAGGACGAGTACAATGGATGTGGATACGGCTGTCGTGGATGGCGTTGATCAGGCGGGCAGGCTTGCTCGCGATGTCGGTGATCCACTTGTGGCCTCGGGTCTGTCGTCCGAACCGAGCGATCAACTCCCCAACGGTGGAGAAGTAGTGATAGTCGGTGAGGGAACGAAGGCCGGGATGAGGGTAGGCAGTTAGAGGTCCGGCTTTCTGGTGCTCCGCGAACGCATCAAAGTGATCAGTGAGATACTTGGTGAATTGCGGCCCGTATTTCATCGACCAGGGAAAGTTGCGGAGACCGCGACAATCGATAGCGACAAAATTGCCCTTGGCCGTGGTCGGGTTCCAGTGCTCTTCATCTCGGCGCTGAGGTCGGGCTTCGTCAATGGGAAGGGGAAGAGGAACGGGATTAGGCGGAGGGTAGACGGGG